GATACAGCGAAGTTTGCCGTGAACGCGAAGAATTGAAAAAGTCTCAATCCTTTATATTGAAAACCGTTAGAAAACTGTTCAAATGAGGTGTTTACCCCCCATTCGAGGGTCATTTATCTAATTCTTGAATGAGGTTATTGAGCCTTCTAGCCGCACCGTAGATTTGAGCAAATGCTGAGTAAGAAAGAACGGTAGGAACTCCTCCAGCTTGTGCTTCTTCTGCGGTCTCTTGAACAATTCCGCCAAATATACCTCCAGCACCTGCGCCTACTGCCGCACCGGGAAACCCGCCAAATAATGCGCCAAGCAAACCACCCGCGCCGGCAAATGCTCCACCAACGATCAAATTTTCAGTTTCAAACCAATCAGTTAGTTGATTGTCGGTCATCTCCTTCCAATTTTCAGGTAGGTATCGTTCCAAGTATCCCAAAACTAAACCGGCTACTAAGAGAACACCGGCCGTAGAAGATAGTAAAGTCGCAAACGGTGAAAGGATTCTATTGGCAGTATAGGCAGTTGTAGCAGTGTCTAGTAATTCTCTTTCTGATCGTCCTAACACAATTTCATGCCTAACGATATTGTCCGGTTTAGGCTTAGGCATTGAATCACTCTTCTTCTTCTGGCGAGTTGTAAGCAGCCCAAGCATCAGCAGCGTCATTTGCTGAATCGTAATTTTGAGGCAAATCTCTCAAAAATTGTCTATAATCAATCCATTCTTGCGAAGCCGTGTTATCGCTGAAAAACATATAATCGGACATTTCTAAAACGCCTTGACGCTCGTTGCGAATCATTGACCAAGTGAAATCTTCCATAAATTCTTCAATTATTTTATCGCCGTCGTATACAGTGTGAGATCGATCCATTTTATCACCATGAAATTAGAATGCTAGGCGGGGCGTTTGTTTCTACTAATGACGCTGCGGTTTTATCAAAAGAAGCCGGTAAAGAACCCGACGAACCCGTTTGTTTGACGCAACTGTTTAGGTCGTTAGTCATGTTTGCTTGTATTGGTAAAATATACTTTTGAGATGGGCCTCTAATTGCTGAAGAAGCATTTGTAAAAACCACGCCAATGTAGTATAATTTTCCACGTTCGAGAGTTATTGTTGCACTGAAAGACGTTTGCGATTTGTTGCCGGTTGTGCTAACATCTAAGGTTGCTGAACCAATTAAAGAATCAGGCAAACCTGAAGATGCAGACGAATAAAAGCCAACAATACAATCACCTGATACTCCGGTTCCGGATCGAACCTGGACTTTTGTTATAGCACCGTCATTTGACGCAAAATAAGGAAAATAATGAACGTCTGTCGAGCTGGGGCTAAACCCACTGTCGTTCATGCTTACACTATATTTTTGATTCATTTGAGAATACAAATTAGATGTTCTATCGCTCCCTGAATAATCGTCTCCTGGCCAAGAGACAGTATTTGCCCCAACGCTTGCAGTTGCAGCCGTAGTTAGGCCCGTCCATTCACCCGCTACGCTAAGCCTGGCTAGGTTAACTAAAACAATTCTACGCAATTCATCTTCTGCCCCCTGCTCGGCATAGATCGTTTGCGCTACTTTTTGGAAGTCTGAAAAGGTTAAACTTTGCAAATCAGTTGTTTTCAGAAGTTCGTATATCCTACGATCTGGTTTTGCGTCAGGTAAAGGCATTATTTCACCCTCTCAAATACATAATCAATTGGTGAATCGGCAAATCTGCTGGAGGTTGTGTATACACTTTTATCAATTTGGAGTAATTCAAAACCGCGTGTGTATCCATAAGATATACCCTCGATCTTTCGCATTACCTTAGATTTGTCTCGATAGTATACACTCACCATTAATTCAACAACCCCTGCCAATCTGCGCGGACACTTTCGACCGCTAATTTAACCAAAACCAACCTTCTTAGTTCGTCTTCATTTAGAGATTCAACACTAATCGGGTTGCCTACTTCTGGCACAAACTCCCCTGCGGCTAATTGTCCGGTCAATGCTTCGAGGGTTTGACCCTTCAACAATGCATAAACGCGGGCTTCTCTAGTTTCGGCAGCTGGTAAAGGCATATCATAACCCCAATAATAACATGAAATAACCCACTATGTTGTCCGGTAATTGCGCCATTTGAGCGGGTGGTTGAACCGGTGCAACACTAGGTGGTTTAACTTGAATAGGCGGCGGTGTATAAGCCGGTGGAATTGGTGATTGAGGCGGGGAAAAACCTGGTGGCCTAAATCCTGGCCGCGATTCAATCGGCATATTCTCACTTCAGTTGTTTTTCTCTCATTTTACAAATTCGCTCAAAGGTTTCCAAATCCTTAGTTGAAATATATCCAACCATAAACAGGCGTTTTGCCTTGCTCATAATTTCTTTGAGTCTTCTGCGCCCTGCGGCCTTAGTCATCTTCGGCATTTTTTCACCATCACGCGTTAGTTAGGAATTGTGCCTTGAAATTTAGGTTTACAGGAATTCGGTATGAATTGAACAATGGTTGCATTAGTCCTGGGGAGGTCATTGGAACAGAACCAACGACGTTTCCAAGTGCGTCAACTACAACCGCGCCAGGTGTCTCAATTTTGTTTGTATCAACTGAGGTGCAAAATGCCTTGACGACAGTTTGGCCTTGAAGTGTGTCTCCGATTGAGTTAGATGTTTGTAAATCAACGAGTTCGTTTGTTGCTCCACCTGTCGGAGTTACTACGAATATTCGAGATACTCCCGAAGCAGTGTAAACACATAGTGCGGCTTCGCGATCTGCAGCGGTGTTATTCATGACTCGAAGTTTGTCTCCAGCTTGGAGGGTGAAGGGGGCGCAGAGTTGGGAAGCCTCGAACGCGACCCCCTTCAGTCCGACAGGAATAATTGCAGCCACTAGACCTTGGCGGAGAATGTATGCGTATGCGACGCCGTTATCACAAGTAACTAGACCTGAAGTAACAGTTTTGCCTTGTGCGTAGTCTCCAATGTTTTGTGCGGATACTGTATAGGTTGTATCGGTAGTAAGGTCTGATTCGGTTCCTTCTGCTAATTCTGCTTTCAGTGGAATATTCGTTCCATCTGAGCACACAAGCACTCCGTTTACGGTGTTAGTTGCCATCTTACAACTTCACCCCTATTCCGAGCGGCTTGAAGATATTGCGATTTACGTTTGAGATAGGTCGGCGAAGTAATTTCTTTGCCATCTTGAAGCCTATACCAATACCGATTGCTTGCACAGCCATCGATTGGTAGTTGTTCATGAAGTTGGATTGCATACCCGCGAATGCAATTCCAGGGTTAGTGATTAATTCTGTGAGAGTTAATTGTTCTGCGCCTGTGATAGTCATCGCAGTGCTGCCAGAATATGCCATTGAACCGACGGAAATATCCGATCCACCGGTAATGAATCCAACCGGAGAGTTACCAGCTAGACCTGTAGTCAATAAATTCGCGTATGCGTATGATTCTATCGCGTTTATCACGCTAAACATTCGAGGGCCTCGTCTTGTTCGCTTCTTTCTGCGTCGTGCCATGCCTCACTCGGGGTCTTTGGCGGTAAATAACCCTTTATCGTCACGATCAACTAATTTAGCTGGATTCTTTGCCATATTATCTTGAATAATTTGCATTAGCATCATTTGCATAGGATTTACCGGCTCAACATCACCAATTGGCAAGTTTTCAATCGTATTTTTCAACGCTTGAGCAATTTTTTCATCCAAAATCATAAATTGTTCGGCAATAAATTGGATCGACCAACGCAAATGCAACCAAAAACCAAGAAAAACAGTCAATACACACGCGCCCGCGATAAGTAGTGTCTCCATCATACCCCCATCGGCCCGCCATCGGTTCTTAATCGTCGTCCTGCCTGCCTTCCGCCGCATAATCTTCTTATTCATCTTGGTTGTCGGGAGTACAACCAGCGGACGCTCTATTGCGAGAGCAACGCAAATCAAAGATTTGCTTGCGGCGATCGCGCCTTTCGGCGCAACTGTAATATATACTGATTTTATCCCAAAAGCGGGGATGTATTACACTATGAGATTAGTATGCCGTAAATGTGGCCTAGAATGCGATGCAACGACGTTTGAAGAAGTTGAACAATACCAAAGAATGACTTGTGGTGCGGGTGGTACGCATAGGTTGGTGGGTCGAACATGATAATTTGGGATTTATGTTCCGGCTTAGGTGGATGGACTCAAGCGTTCGACAAACACGTTTACAGATTCGATAATTCGGATCTAGTCCAAGACGTACCAGGTACGTTTCAAGAGGATGTTAGAGAATGGGAGCATTGGTTTTACAAATACCCAAAGCCAGACGTAATCGTTGCAAGTCCTCCGTGTTTGGAATTTTCTAACGGATATAACGCGCCTAGGCCTAAAGCAATAAGAGAGGGAATTGAGTTCAATCCAGATCTGTCTATTCTAAAGGCGTGTAAAACCATAATTGACTTGATAGAACCTAAATGGTGGATAATAGAAAACGTAGCAGGTGCAAGCAAAGATTTTACCAAAGAGCTGGGAATGCCTCCGCGTCAAATAATTGGGCCAATGTTTCTTTGGGGATATTTTCCATATTTGCCAATTAAACACGCCGAAATGAAAAAGGTCGAAGATTGGAACATAGGCGATCCGTTGAGAGCAAATAAACGGGCGATGATTCCCCTCGAAGTTTCTCAAGCGTTGCATGATGTTTGTTTTACTCAAACACTTTTGGAGGACTTTTGATGCCTCGGAATAATCTTCATTCGTTTACACTTTGGCCTAAGGCTAGCGACATAGTGTCTAAGATTAAGCGCGGAAGAAAGTCTCAATTTGTCTCAAAGGCAATTATTTGGTATGATACGCCCCCAGGTGAGTTATCGAGAAAGATGGAAGCACGAATTGAAGCACACGAAGAATTGATGAAGCGATACAGCGAAGTTTGCCGTGAACGCGAAGAATTGAAAAAGTCTCAATCCTTTATTAGTAAAATACGCAATAAATGGTCGAAATGACCTATTTACCCCCCATTCGAGGGTATTTATTCTAATTCTTGAATGAGGTTGTTCAGCCTTCTAGCCGCGCCGTAAATCTGAGCAAATGCTGAATAAGAAAGGACGGTTGGTACCCCTCCAGCTTGGGCTTCTTCTGCCGTTTCTTGGACAATCCCGCCAAATATACCGCCAGCCGCCGCGCCCGCCGCCGCGGTAGCCGGAGCAAATGGCCCTCCAAATAATGCGCCAAGTAAACCACCCGCGCCAGCAAATGCTCCACCAACTAAGAGGTTCTCAGTCTCGAACCAATCAGTCAATTGGTTGTCGGTCATTTCCTTCCATCCTTCGGGCAAATATCGTTCTAAGTAACCCAAGACTAAACCGGCTACTAACAAAACACCGGCCGTTGAAGATAACAAAGTAGCAAACGGTGAAAGAATTCTATTGGCAGTATAGGCAGTTGTAGCAGTATCTAACAGATCTCTTTCTGCTCGACCCAAGACTATTTCGTGCCTAACGATATTGTCCGGTTTAGGCTTAGGCATTGAATCACTCTTCTTCTTCTGGCGAGTTGTAA